AATCCCTCATCCGCCCACTTCTTAGACAAGCGCACCGTATACCCGCACTCGCCGTATGTCTCTGGGCATTGGGCCTTCAACATTCTGGTGGATTGTTTCTTAGTCTTTGGCTTGATGAATCTTGCCCTAGGAAAATCGCCAACGGACGCTATGACTCGCTTTGCCTTTTCCAATCCGTCATCGGTCCAACGAGTAGCGGTCCATGGGCTCTTCATTCCTAACTCTTTACATACTTTAATGAAAGGTCCTTTGTGGCCATGTTCATTGCCCACGGCCACGTGGACTATCTCATGTAAGATAGTATTGAGCAAAGATTCCTCATCCCCTTTACCATAACTAGGATTTAAGAAGATGTGCGCCTTTTTATCCTCGGAGCACTCCGGGCTGTAAGCTTGCCCCGCAACCCGGGTGTTTCTAGAGCCGGCCGATGTGAATCCCCATGAGATGTAAAACTCTGGGACATCGTAGCCAGCGCGCTTGTAGTCTTCTTTAAAAAAGTCTACGGCTTTCTTTGTCCATTCGTCCGGGCTCATTTTTTCAATATCTTTCATATGTCCTCCATTTGTTTAAACGTAAAAGATTATTCTTGTATATTGGACTATATATCCTATAATGTCAACAGTTATGAAAAATAATTTTTATGGTTCCTCACAACCTGCCCGGGCCTTGTCCGGGCAGCGTTTAAACGTGGTGGTTATTTTCCGGCCGGTTTGGCGCAGTGTCTGTGTATGTGTTTCGACAGGACAGACGCAAGCGCAATCCAATCAATTGGCGATTGAAAAGTCGCCAAGGGCTCAAGGTCTTTGATCGAATGTTCAAGGAACAAGGACGAATGACCACCGCCAAAGAGCAAGATGCTGAATTTTTTGGGGTCGCTATCCGTGAGGGTCTTGACCAAGAAAAAAGAAGGACAGTTTTTATGCTCTTCATGGAAAGATATTTGATGAGGCGAGATACTAATTCGGTTGCTTTTTGTTGCTTTCAATTCGACAGTAAAAAAGACACCGTCGGGCGTAGCGCCGAGAAGATCGGGAACTCCTTGAGATGCCCAACTTTCAAGGCGTACCCAACGAAAGGAAATCAAATTAGCTTTAATTTGTTTCCAGAATTTAGTTTCTGGCTTTGCCATGTTATTCAGTTTATACCAAAAGCGTTTAAACGAGTTGTTTTTCTGTTTGACTTTAAAGGATATATCTTTTAAAATGAGTTACAGTTTAATTAATAAAAAAGTGAGGTAATTATGAAATTAAACCAGAACGAAACTAGGGCTTTGGCTAAAAAATTGGAAAGAAAGATTAAGCAAGATTTGCCTAAGATGGAAACCAATCTTTATAAGTCAAAGGAAATTAAACCGCTTTTTGAAAAATGGAAAAAGATTAAAGCTGAGTTATCTAAACTAGAACAGGAGCGCGGAAAAGTTTCTCAAAGTATTGAGAAAGCTCTTCACAAAAATATTAATCCTGAATTGATTGATACTTGCACGTGGAAAAACAACCGCGCAGTAGAGTTACCCTTCTATTTAGATACTTATTACCACACCGAGACAATGTTAAGAGAAGAGATTTTTCTAGCAGTTTTGGGCGCGGATAATCTAGCAGAGTTAACGGACGCCGTTTTCAAAAGCTTAAACTTTAGAGGTGTTTAAACAATGGGAACGAGGAGCACAATAGCCATTGAAAAAGATGGAAAAGTTAAGTCTATGTACTGCCATTATGATGGCTACTTAGAATATAACGGAAAAATGCTTTTTGATTACTATAACAGCGAAGAAAAGGCGGAGGCATTAGTTAATAACGGTTACGCCTCTTCTTTGCAAGAAACAATCGAAGAGATAAACGCTGGCAGGGTTCACCAAGACCCGCCAGAAGAGTATGGCACAGTACGCCAAATGCTGTATCAAGAAGACGCTTTGTTTGCTGAATACATATATTTATGGAAAGACGGCGAATGGTGGGTCTCATACTCAAAAAGCACGAAAGTGCAAGACTGCTACCTATCGGAAAGAGTGTATTTTCATTCTAATTTTTATCCTTTAGTTGGCGAGTTATTAGTTGGCGAATTAGAAAAACTGCCCGAAGATTTAGAGGTTGTAGGGTAATGGGCGAAGAGAGAGGAGCGAATATTATGAGTGGGCGCGCCTCTCTCGAACCTGAAACAGTATTAAATAACGATAAAATAAGCATTGCATTGTGGGAACTTCAAGAGTGTTTAAACAACCTTCAAGAAGTCTTACAAGAGGCAGAGCACAAGGCACAAGAGGAGCAAGCCCATGAGAATAAATGAGGCAAAAGCAGTATTGTTTTTAAAACAATATGCTCAACACAAAGAATTATTAAATGAGGTGGTTGAGACATTAGATCTGTTAGACGACCTAGATAAAAAACGAGAGGAGCAAGCCCAATGAAATTTTTTGTTGAAGGAGTTTTACAAAAAACTGTAACAGTAAAAACAGATGCGCATATTTCTATTACAAAAAAAGAAGTTATGCGGGTTACGGGTTGTCCTTCTGTAATAGATGGCGATTCTACGGGTTGGTACAGTTATGTTGAAGAGGCTTTAATGAATGGAGCTAAGTTTACTGTGATTCACCGTATAAATTCTGATCAAATAAAACTTAATGAAGAATCTAATTTTATAGAATTAACAGATGTTGCATGGTAACAGGAGAAAATAATGAATAGAGAAGAGGCAGACAAGTTTGCAAAAATAGTTTTTGACTATCTCAGAGCAAGAGATGATGAACTAAACGAAGAAGGAAACATAGCCAATGTGGTTATGGAAGTACACACAATTTTATTAACTTTGTTAATAACTTATGTAGACACAAGCGTGGACGGAGACCAAGCAATCGTGACTCAAGCGTTTGCGGATATGTTTGAGAACACCGCAAGAATTAAAAGGAGCTTTCAAGACTTTACAGAGTCTTGCCCAGACAGGCACAAGGAAGATTGGGGGACAATACAATGAAGAAATATATAGTAGCTAGTCAGATAGCAGTTGAATGGAATGATAAACCAAAGTTAGTTGTTCTTATGAATGATATGCCTGAGTGGGTAAGAGAGCCTTTTGATGAATGGCTTAAAGATATAGAGAACGAAGAAAATTCAATGACGGAGCAAGCATGAGTAGATTAGTTAATTTTTTACAAGAAGATTTAAAAGAAATAGATCATTCTTTTCAAAATATAAGAGAGGCAATTAATTGCAAAATAGATTATCAATATGATTCCATGTTGGCAAAAGATATTGAAAGGTTAGAAACATTCATTATTTATTGGCAACAACACGCTAAAAGTTTAGAAAAAGAGGGCGCATGACCACAGAAGTAATTTCAAAGAAAGACCTTTGGGCAGAGTTTGACAAAGTGTTTGATCTAACCGACAAGAACGATCAATACGTTCACGTCATCATAACTTTTTGGCGAGATGTTCTTGAAAACGTAAATGTCTTTGACAGCTTACAGTTAGCAGAGCGTCACATTGATTTGTTGCCAGAAGATTTTAGAACGGACATAGGCGACAGCGAAGTCCGCCATGAAACAGAAGGCACAGGCTATCGCCATTTTGTAGTAAAGATGAACGAAACAGACGAAGACCAAGGAGCGACACAATGAGTAAAGAAAAAATGTATGAAATACATGATGATGATGGAGACACAGGAGAAGTTTGGTCTGAATCAAAAGTTGAAGAGTTTATGGCTAGACTTAAAAGTGGTAATTATAACTTTTCTGTAAACGGAATTGCTAAAGGTAAGATGAACAAAACAGACGAAGACCAAGGAGCGACACAATGAAAAAAACATATAGAGTGACAGCAATACAACAAGAGGTATATGAAATTACAATTGAAGCAACCTCAAAAGAAGAGGCTGAAAAAATAGCCGAAGAAACTGATGAAGGTTGGAACTTTCATACCTATTTAGATTGGACTGATTATCAAGCAGAGGAGGAGAACTAATGGCTAAGTACACAAACGATACCTACCCTGTAAAAATTTATGACAACAACGGGACTTTTGTGGGCTACAACAAAGCAGACGAAATTGTCATGCTTTACACAATAGTGGATCCAAAGTTGCGAGCAAGAACAGTCTTACAATGGACGGAAGAAGGAAGGTATGAGGGGGCGTTTAAACAATGAAGCAAAACTTTGTTTTAGTGTTCCCTTTGCTCCCATATGAAGAGCGTTTGTTATTAATGGACGCAAGGAGCAAGCAAGAGTGCTATTGGTGTGGGGATAACTTCTACTCCAAAAGAAAGAAAAAGTTTTGCTCAACAGATTGCAGAGAAGAAAACAGAACATACAAGTTTGGCGATTTAACTAAGAACGTGCATTTAAGTCGCAACGAAGGTTTCAAGGCTTGTTTATGGTGTGGCATAGACCACAAGGAGAAAGGTCATTATTGTGGGGAAAAGTGCAAGAGTGCTCACATGCTAGCAAGCCGAAAAGCTTTCACACAGCAAGACATATATACAGGCACAGACTTCAGCGAGAAAGACGCCATAGAGTGCTACGGACATTGCAACTTATCTGAGAGAGCAGTTGATCTGATTAGCTGTCCAGATGATGAAGAGTCTTACACTCACGAAGACACGCAAGAACTTTTTTCAATAATGTATGAAGAGATGGGTATGCCTGCTTATTCAGATGGTAGTGCATATCAACCCAAGAACACTAACAAAAAACACCTATACTATTTTAGGAGAAAAAATGAAAACAAACATAGGGATAGAACTGACTGAAGATCAAAGAATTGATCTAGGACAAAAGTATTACAAAAAGAAGAAGCCAATAACAAGGGCAGACTTGAACATTATTGTTAAGGATTATATTAACAAGGTATTAGAAGCAGAAAGCTACACATTAACAGAGAAGCAAGACAATCCTTTCTTGGCAAAAGAATGGTCATCTTTATCTCAATTCAGAGATCATTTAAGACAGCAAGACTTTACGATACTTTCTTTTGATGGGTTTCAATTAATTGCTAGAAGCCCGGACAAGCAAGTCCATACGTATTCACTTGCTCTCGGCAAGGTCTACAAAGATTAATCTTCGTTAACTACTTTAGCTGTTTGCGTAATTGTTTTGGGTGGATCCTTTGGTCTATCCAACAGAGGCAAGACATCAGCAAGCAAGGTATCTACTTTCTTAATCAGTTGATCTTCAGACAAAGCCTCAAGCGTGCCTGTTCTAATTTCTTTTCTGTCTACGTACAAGCCCGCTGCTCGACCTCTTTGTACTTCAGCGGCTACGGCTGCGGTGTAGTTACCTTTATCCAAAGCACAATCTCTAATCTCTGCAAGCTTTCTTATGTGTCTGCCGTAAGATACATCAAACTTTGCGTTAACTTCGGCCTGTAAATCTTGAATGTATTTAACAACTGCCGGGTGTTTTCTTGGGTTGGTTAGATCAGAAGCCCTACTCTTTGCAGAACTTTTAGAGTAGCCGGCTGAAAGAGCGCACTCTTCTTTGGTTTTGCTGCCGTCGTTGTATACGTACTCGTGTGCAAACCTTCTGGCCTTCTCTGTGATCTCGTGATCAGACTTCATGACGGTATGATATAACAGCAAATATCTTATAGTCAAAGAACCAAGGGCTGTTTTAGCTAAAAACCTAATTTCCTAATGTGGACATAATGTGGCTCACATTAGGTGGAAACCCTTATAGAACCTAACGCACAGCAAAAATGAACGTCATAACGTCATTTATTGAGTGAGGCTGATAGTCTAATTTATTGAATTTTTGAAAAAATAGACATTCACATTAGGTGGAATAATAAAAAAGGTATATATGGGAAAGGGTTTTCGACCTAATTTTTACCTAATGTGAGCGTTTTGTTCACATTAGGTTTTTGGGGGAAAAGGCGACTGTTAATCAAACATATTTTGGAGAACATACTAAAACTAAACAGCCGCCCTAGTGAAGTTATTATGAAAAAACTTATGTGTTTATTATAACGAAGGCTATCTGCCCTGTCCACGATACCGTTTAAACTGCTTCTTGCCTTGCTTGCTTCTTACAACCGTGTTTGCGCTTCTGCCGTTGCCCTGAGAAGTGTGCTTGGTCCTTCGTCGGTTGGGATCTATCGTAACGACCTGCTTTACTTTAGCCATTATGCCCAAACCTTTTTCTTCTTACCGCCGTAATACTCAACGGCGTGTCCTTCGTCGATTAACATCTGGCAAATGTCCTGTCCGTCCTCAGTATAAGGTATACCGAGCACTCTGCCGTATTTACCTTTGCCCAAAGACTTTACCTTAAAGCGACCCACGCATAGCTCTTTGAGGCGCTCTTTCGCAGCCAAACCCAGCTTCTTTTCTTCTAAGTTCCTTGTCCTTGATTCCGGGGTGTCTATGCCGTGCAGCCTGACCCTTTGTTTATGTAGCTTGACATCAAAGCCAAGGTCCAAGGTCACGTCAACCGTATCGCCGTCAACAACTCGTTCTAGTTCCGCTTGATATACAAACGCGTCTGGATTATTCGCCATCTTCTACTCCTTCGTCTATATGATAATCTAAAGTAATCTCTTCGCCTTCCTTTATAGCACGATCCGTTATCAAATGATAAGTCCGATAGTCGTCCCAATCTAGCTTTTGTTCTAGATAACAGTTCGCCTCCGGGTCGTGATTGACAAAACCACCGAGCGCTGTGCGTACGTAACCGTGAATGATAGGCACTTTAATGTGCGTCATACCGAGATCCACGTCTTCTTCTATGTCCTCGGCTGCAAAGATTCCTGTGCCCTCGATATCGCTCTCACCCACCTCTAAACACTTCGGCAGAGGTCGATAATAAAATTTATTGTATTTGGGGGTCACTTATAGCTTCTGCCGTAGTCGCCGTAATTCATTACTTCGCCACCGGCTTTCATGCCTTGAACCAACCCACCTTTTTTATAGCCTAGAAAATCCATTAACTCTTGTAAGGTAGGGTTTTTAAGAACTTCTACTTCTGTTCCGCTCGGAGAAAGCTCAGTGTAAATTTTTACATCGTCTCCAATAACTTCGTATCTACGTCCTTTAAAGTCTCCCTTGCGCAACTCATCTTTGGACATCAAACTTAAAGCGTCTTCAACCTCATCTAATTCTTTGTAACCATGCTCTTCTAATATTTTAGAAGCTCTGTTGGCCCCTAAAACTTCTTTCTTGCGTATATCGGGGTAAGTCTTTTCTGGTTTACCCCCACCGCCATACTTTTTCTGCAACTCTTTTACTTTCTCTCTTTGCTGCTTTCTGGTTAAGTCAGACCCTTGTCCTTCTTTCTTTAATCTATTTTCAATCGGCTCTCTAAACCTTTTTACATTCATCACCATGTTTGATCCTTCGGCGTACTGCTCGGTGATTGGCATATTAGGGTCAGAATCCCTTGCTATTTTGTTTTTGCCTGCGAACTCTATCTCATCTAGCTCTTTTAAAACTTGTTGTAACTCTTCAGGAGAACCTTCTTCAGCAATCTCGTCAGCTATTCTGCGAACTTCAGATAGTGTTTCATTATCTGAACCGCCAGCTAATTTTCTAAAAGCGTTTACACGCTTGCCAACAAAAGATACGGGCCCACCTAAATACTCTAAGGGATCGTCAGGATCGGGGGCTAGTATAGAGAGTATCCCGCCTAAATTTTTCATTTGCTCTTCGGGCGGAAGATCGGTTTTGCCAAAATATAAAGCGTCTACCGCTTTGCGCATTTCTTCGTTCATAATTTAATTATACAGCTAATCGAACCATTGGCGAACCTCGCCGAGCACTTCGTTACTAATCTGCACTTTGTCGAGAAGCGATTGCAGTATCTTCTCATCAACGGTGTCTGGCGAAACTAAGTCTATGTACGTGCAGCTGTGCTCCTGTCCGATACGGTGAATACGGTCTTCGGCTTGGATCCGCAGCTCTAAGTCATAGCTGTTCGAATAAAAGATCATCGCCTTGGCTTGCGTCAACGTAATACCTCTACCACCTGTCTGTGGATTTGAGATAAAATACCGCAGCTCGCTGTCCGGGTCTTGAAAGCGAGTGATAATATTTTGACGTTCATCTTGAGGAGTTTCACCGTAGTATGTCGCCACCGCATTGGTCCCATATTTTTCTGCTAATAGCTTTGCTAGCTGTTCTATGTCTGAGCGGAACACAGCAAATATTACAACCTTACCCTGAGTCTCTTCTAGGATATCCAGAACCGTCTGCAATCGATTATTTTTTATAGTAATCGTCTCGCCGTCTTCGTTCTTCAGACTGCCCGCTACGACTTGTTGTAAGCGCATCAGCTGAGTTAGAACGTTCATCGTGGTAAACGTATCGCCGTCTAATACCATCAACGCTTGCTGACGCATTTGTTCGTAAGCTTGCTTTTGTTCCTTGGTCAGTTCTACCTGTCGCTTGGTGTACACCTTGGGCGGTAGATCCAAACATTCTTCTTTACGTTTACGCACGGAGAAGCCCTGTAAAAGTTTTTGCAACTCGTCGAGTCGTTGGTAGCCGACGATGTGGTCAAACGAATGGCCGCCTAAAAACTTTCTTTGGGTCATGGCGTAGCGTGCCCGGAACGAATAGTAACTACTGAAACCCAAAAGCGCAGGACTCAAAAAGAAACACTGCGAGTATAAATCCAGAGGCGCTTTGGTTATGGGAAAACCTGTGAGTATCCTTCGGTAGTCAGCGAGTGGCGCTAGCTTGATGAGGTTCTTAGTCCTTTTAGCCTTGGGGTTTTTGATGGTCGTCGACTCATCTATAACGAACATAGAGTTGTGAGTATTTAAAAACTCTTCGACGTGTTGACAACCCTTGGTGGTCGCGAAAGCCTCGACGTTGACGAGTAGAATATTTAATTTACCTGTGCTATCTTCTTCAACCATGTCCTTAAAAGCCTTTGTCCAACGTTGCGTGTGGTTCGACTGCCAGACTAAAACGTTTCTTTCTATATCATCGGGCAAATGTCGAGCGATCTCATTCTCGCTCCAATTATTAAGCACGCCTTTCGGCGCCACAATAACTGCCCCGGACACCTCGTCTTGTTTAAACAGGATAGCTAAATTATCTAAAAGGATTTTTGATTTACCTAGACCCATCTCTAAAAACAGAGCGTATAGATTTTTGTATGCGCTGGTTTCGAGAACGTCTCGTTGGTGTTGGTAAGGTTCGGTTTTGTATTCGTAATTTTTTATTTCCATAGTTCGTTACTTTTATATTTCGTTATCTGAACAATTAGTTCTTGCAAATTATTATAAATTACTTATACTAGATTATCAAATTAACAAATAACAAATTAAGGAGTAACGAAAATGGAAGAAATTATGAAGATAGCCCTCGCCAATATCGGCACCGTCCTTTCCAACAGAACATCATTCAATGACGGCACACACGATACCGCGATGGACTTAATCTCTATGTACGACGCAGCTAGCCCAGAATTAAAAAAACAACTTCAAACTCTCTGGCAAATACAACATCTAACTTACGAAATGCTTTTCAGACCAACTGAGCTGATCTCAGACGATAGATTTTGTGTATGCGGAGAACCACTCGTTGACTGCGACGACGCATATGAGCACATGACACAGGGAGTATAAATGAGCATAGAAGCACTATTCGAAAAAGAAGCCGCCCGCAAAGTACAATCTTTAGAAGACAAAGACCTCAACATGATGTCGATACTTTGTGAGCGATTACTAAAACTACAAGCACAAATCGGCAACGCAGAAGACAATCTGCAAAAATTAAAAGAACAAGAGAAAGAGTTGTCGCAAGAAGTTATACCAGAACATCTTGCACAGTTAGGCATACTTGATCTCAAGCTGGTAGACGGATCCCGTATATCAGCAGAACCGTTTTACAGCGCACGCATCTCAGCTGACAAGATAGATGCGGGTCACGACTGGCTCAGAACAAAGGGCCACGGCGACTTGATTAAGAACGTAGTTAGCGTTCAGTTTGGTCAAGGCGAAGACGAACGCGCTCAAGAAGTGATAGATGTTCTCAAGAAGGAAGGGCTTTTGCCTGAACAGAAAGAGAGCGTTCATCCTAGTTCACTCAAAGCGTTCGTACGCGAACAAATTGAATCGAACAATCAGGAGTTTGACAGCAATGCGCGAGAACTATTTAGCGTATACGTTGGCAAACGAACCAAAATAACCAAATAACGAATAAGGAGTTATAAAATGGCGAATAAAAAAGCAACTAACGGCGACACGAGTATCGTGTCTTTATTTGAAAGCATCGAAGAAAAAGGTTTCGGAGATGTATCAGCAGAGGATCTCAAGACCCCAAGGGTTTCGATCATACAGGCGCTGTCTCCACAGAGACAGAAGTCATCACCTGACTATGATCCCAAAGCCGAGGAAGGGGATTTGTTTTTCTCTGGGACTAACGCAGTAATCTCTGGAGAGGAAGGACTTATGTTCTTGCCTGTCTGGTACAACAAGACACATGTCGAGTGGGGCCTGCGTGAAAAAGGCGGTGGTCTTGTAGCCGTACACTCAGCCGATTCGGATATTGCGAATCGCTGCAAACGTGACAGTCAAAACAGACTAATCACGCCAGACGGTAACCAGATTACCGTAACTGCTAACCATTACGGTTATGCTATGGTTGATGAAGTTCCCCAGAAGTGCATTATTAGCATGACTGGTTCTCAACTGAAACATTCAAGGAACTTCAACACACTAATACAAGGAACCAAGATAGAGGGTAAAACAGGTTTGTTCACTCCTCCATCTTATTCTCATTGGTATCGTCTCTGCACGCAGACCGAGTCCAACGATAGAGGTTCTTGGTACTCCTACAAAATAACTCAGGAGAAAATGCTGAGTGAAAAGGAGACTGATCTGTTCTCAGAAGCGAAAGAGTTTTCTGAATTTTGTGCCGGTGGCGGTATGGAGCAGTTAAGTGGCGGAGCGAAAACCGCTATAGAAGATAAGTCAGCAGACGAAACTTCTAACCTGTATTAGTTGTAATTGAATGGCAGAGAGTTTTTTCATAGTTCTCTCTGCCATTCTCAAAAAATATGAGAAATGGAAGAATTATCGGAAAAATTTATGGAGATTTTTTCCGGGTTAGAAAGAGCGCACGGAACATACGAAATAACGGGGACTAAAAATACTTCAAAAGGAGTAAAGAAAGAAGGTAGAGCCAAGACTTTACACGAACCCGTCACGCTTGATCTCTGGAAAAAACATCTAAGTGGAGAAGCCTCTCTAGGTATTACTCCTATCAAAGACGATGAAACATGCGGTTGGGGCTGCATTGATATTGATGATTACTCTCTCGATAGAAAAGAATTACTTAATAAAATCAAAGACATGGAGCTGCCGTTGATCCCTTGTACAACAAAGTCCGGCGGTGTGCACTTGTTTTTATTTACGAAAGACCCTGTGCCCGCTTTGAAAATGAAATCAAAACTAGAAGATATCGCAGCAGCTTTGGGCAGGACAGGAGACGAAATCTTTCCTAAACAATATCAGTGGAGCACACAAATAGATCGAGAGAAACAAACAGGCAACTGGTTGAACATGCCGTACTACTCTGGCGAAGATACAACTAGGTTTGGTTTAAATTTAAAAGGCGATCATCTAACACCAGAGCAGTTTGTAAAAGCGGTAGATAAAAAAGCCATAGACGAGGACAGCCTAGATGGGTTGCAACCTGTTAAGAAGTCTAGGAAGAAACTAATTACTTCAGACAATGGTCCTTGGTCCGATGCCCCTCCTTGTCTCGTGCATATGAAACTGAACGGAATACCAGAGGGTATGCGCAACAACGCTCTGTTTGCCTACGGCGTGTTTCTCAAAAAGGTGCACCCGGAGGGCGAAGAATGGAAAGACAAACTGCAAGAAGTTAATAAACAAGTATGCGACAGACCCTTGCCGCATAGTGAGGTTATCGCTCTAATACAAAGCGTCGAGAAGTCAGACTACAAATACCCATGCAACAAAGCTCCTCTACAAGACTTTTGTCAGAGCGGACTTTGTATAACTAGAAAGTACGGTATCGATTCATCAGAACGCGAACCGACGTTTGGTAGTTTGATTAAGTATCTGACCGACCCGCCTTTGTGGCATTTAGAAATGGACGGCGAGACTATCGTGCTCGAAACAAAACAACTGCACAATTTCAGTATGTTCCAACAGAGATGTATGGAAGTGCTAAACCAATGTCCGCCAGATCGTAAGAAGATAGACTGGGTAGCACAACTTAATACGTTGCTACAGGACGTGCAAGAAGTAGAAGTCCCTGCTGACATGACAAAGGTTGGCCTCTTAGAAGAGTCTATCTTAGAGTTCTGCACCATGACTGAGTCTACGTCTAGGCTGTCTATCTTATCCAAAGGAGCGTATCGCCACTCAGAAGAAAACAAAAAAGATCAGTGGTGGTTTCGTGGCAGCGATGTCGTGAGCTACGTACAAGAATACAAAGGCATGAAGACGATTAAGAACGCAGAGATCTTCGATGAGTTGAAGAACATGGGCGGCAACAACGTCGCTAAGTGGATAGACAAAAGCGTTGGCAACAGAAACATCTGGGTCATGGACGTGGTGGAAATAGACAACTCGCACATAACCGCAGACGATTTTAAGAAACCAACGTTTACAAAAGAGTGGGAAGATGAGGGCTAGAAACGTACAAAAATATTTTGGTCCTCCGGGAACAGGTAAAACCACCACTCTTTTACGATTGGTAGAAGATCATTTACAAAACGGAATACAGCCAGACAAGATGGCGTTCATTTCCTATTCTGTGAAAGCTGCCGCAGAGGCAAAGAACAGAGCTTCCATAAGTATAGGACTGGGCTTTGATGAGATGCCGTACTTCTGCACGAGTCACGCTTTCTGCAAACGCGTGATGGGCATGGGTAGAGTCTTGTCTGGCGACGATATCGCAGACTTCTTGCGCGAGTACAGCTTCAACTTAACGAAGAACTATTCTATGGAGAACAGAAGATCCGTGAGGTCCTTGGTCGATGATCCGTATTTCCAGATCATAGAAGCAGCTAAGGTGAACATGCGCACACTAGAGGAAGAGCGTTTAAACAGCGAGATAGGCTTACGTCGAGATGTCGTACCGGCTATCTTGCACGCCATAGCAGAAGCATGGGAGAGATACCGAGAAGAGTCTTCGCCAAAAATATATTCGTTCGCAGACATGATTACTCAGTTTATAGAGTCAGGTGAAGTGCCACCGCTAGATGTTTTGATCGTAGACGAGGCGCAAGATTTAGCAGAGCTGAACTGGCAACTTGTCGATAAGCTATCGGCAGAGGTGGACGTTACTTACATAGCCGGCGATGATGATCAGGCTATCTACGAATGGAACGGCGCGCGTCCAGAGAGGCTTATAAACTATCAGGGCAAGAAGATTGTCTTAGATCAATCGTACCGCATACCAAAGTCTGTGCACGAGCTGGCCGACAAGATATCAAAACGAATCAGCGTGCGCGAAGACAAAGACTACAAACCAAGAAAAGAACAAGGAGAAGTGCTCGACATAGCTTCTACCGATCTGCTGCCGTTAGAAGAAGGTAACTGGTTGGTGCTCGCTTCTTGCGATTACATGCTGTCCGATTCAAACAAAGGCTACGGCATCAGAAAGCATTTGATAAACAATGGCTACCCTTTCTCGCACAATCACTTTCGCTACATACCGCATAAGATGATTAACGCGATAGATACGTGGGAGCAAGTGCTAGACGACAAAGAAGTAACGGTCGGGCAGTTAGGAGACCTGTATCAGTTCTTAGGCAAAGACAGCGTGAAGCGCGGGTTTATCAGCAGAGTGCAGGCGGATCCAAACAAAGCACAAAAGGTAGATAAGCAGGGCATGATAGATAATTACGGTTTGATACCAGACTGTTTAAA